CTCAAACTGGAGTTTGGCGGCTTCTTTCTCACGCATTAACTGAATCTCGGCAGCGGCTTTTTCTCTTGCCAACTGAATGTCAGCTTGAGCCTTGGCTTGTTGAGCCTGAATGTCCGCTTGAGTCTTAGCCATGTATGCCTGAACTTCTGGCGGCATTTGTGGCTGTTGTGGCGGTGGGTTAGAAAGTTGTTGGTCAAGTTCTGGAGTGATGGATTTATAGAACTCGGCAGAATCCTTAAATCCTGCGGCTTCCACCATCCGACCAAGAGTATTGCGGTACTGACCCATCGAAACCAGAGGATTAGCTGGCCCCATTGTCTGAAGCACTTGTTCTTGTTTGGCAAGAACCATGTTCAACATAGCCATTTGTTCTTGGCGGTTACCAGCACCGAGGCCGACATTTATATCAACATCGTACTGATTCGACCACTCACGAGGGTCAAACTGGACATATTGACCACGCATCCGAACGATACGAGGTTTGTCTTGGTACTTACAGAGAAGATGGAGAATGCCTTGGAACAGCGACTTAACGCCAGTTTCAGCAAAGATTCTGGCAATCATCTCAATCTTGCCAGCGGCAGACTGTTGCATTGACGCAACAGCAGCGGCAGTCACATTCTGAAGAATAGACGGGTCAAGACCTTGGGAAGCCTCTGTTACACCTGTGCGCTTTTGTTGGATTGAGTCCAAATATTGAAGCATCGGGAAGGCTTGAGCCGCAACTGGTTGAACAGCCAATTGCTGAACAGCGCCTTGAGACTTAATGCGAACCACACCGCCAGCGGTGGCAGTTAACAGGTCATCTAAGTTAACTTGTCCATCAACAGCGGTCACACGGGCGTTATTCGTCAGATACAGGTTGTCAAGAATCTGTCGAGTGATAGTTGTCTTGATTAACTGCAAATCCATCGTTCTGTCAGCGAGAGATTCGCCAAAGAACTTGTGTGGAGTAGGAATCGGGCAGAGTGAGTGGAAAGGAATGTAGTCAGTTTCCTCATCGCTCAAAATCTCGTTTGAAGCATAAAAAACTTGACGCAGTTCAGCGATGCCATCACCATCAATATCGGCTGTGACATAACACTCAAAAACCTCGATTGTCTCCATTGACTCATCAACAGAGATTCCATCGTCAGGATTCTCGCCAGGCGCAACACGGGCTAAGTACTCAGGTGAGTAAGTCAGCGCACTAGAAGCCTGTAACCCATCCACAATGTCTTTATCAAAGCCCATTGCGATTAGGTCGCTACGAGTAATCAAACGGCGGTGAGCAACGAAAGGCGCATCCTTTGGGCTTTTCTTAGCTCTCTTGGAGATGAGGAATTCTTCAGGCGGCACATTCTCAACAACCACATGGCCTGATTTCTTCTTTTTCTGGACTGTGACGCTGTTTGATGAATACATCACAGGCTGACCCATCGGGTCAAGGACAGGATTGCCAGCAGGGTCAAGAACTGGATTCTCTACCACTTCTTTTTCGACCACTTCCATAGTCTCATCAGAAAGCAACATCGCTAACTCGTCATCAGACAAGTCACGATATTTCTCTTTGGTCACATCTTCTTTATCTTCCCAATAGGCTTTAACCACGCCAACCTTTTGTAAGAGAGCGTCTTTAAACCAATCGTGCATGATGATAAGACCAGCGTTATCACGCATGAACACCCAGTTACAGTATTCAGTCGCTTGCTTGGCTCCAGCTTCATCTTGTGGGCCACGAGGGTCGAAACGAACCACCTCATCGCTTGACGAGAAGATTCGGACTAATGGGGGAAGCGCACCATCTACGGCTTCAGCCACTTCGCCAGTAACGATTGAGGATTTACCTTGTATCTCGTTACCTAATGGTTGACGCAGATAAAAAGAAAGCGCATCAGTTCTTTGTTGAGTCGTTTCTGTTTCCAAAAATCCAATAGCATTATCTATTTCAGATTCAATAATAGATTTTAAGAAAGAACCATCTTTTACAGGTGTTGTAGCCATTCGTTTCGCTCCGTATACATCATCCTATTAGCCTTGCTTACATTTAAGGCTTCAGGAATTACTTGTATGTTGTCAGCACTATGAAACCCGCTGGCTATCTTAGCTTGTAACGGAATCATGTGGTCTATGTGCCATTTTAATCCAGTTATTGATTCTCTAAGTCGTGCAAGCCTATAAGCCTCGTGCATCACAAAGGCATCAAGCTCACCATACCAAGCTGGAGTGGCGTTAATTTTTGTTGCCCTTCGTTTATGAAAAGAAGCAAGCAATTTGTGTTTGTTAGCAGCCTTCCATTTTTTTATGTTTTCGGCTGCTTTTTCTTTGTTTCTTAAAGACCAAGCATCTTTGTATGCTTTCATCTTTTCAGGATTTGCATCACGCCAATCTTGGTTTTTTTGCCTATTTGAAACAGCCCAATCTCTTTTGAGAAGTTTTGTAAAAGTCAAACAAGCATCACACAAACAATCACCATTTAATCTGCGCTCGGCTAAACCGCCACGCTTACACGGCTTACCAGTAAAGTAAGTCTGTAAACCTAGCAGCTTAGCTTGTTTGCGATTCCGTGGTTTGTTCATCCCTGACCTTTGGCGGTCTGCCCATCCGTGGGCGTTGCTCCGATTGTAGCGGTTTCGCCACATTTTCAAGCATTTCAATCCGCTTTTCAAGCTCAAGAATGGTTTGCTCCATTCGGGCTATTTTCTTTGCGTCAGCAATATCGCCTTGTTTTAAGAAATACATCAGATTACCCATTTCGGTGGTTGGTTGATAGATTTACCCCATGAAGAACCCTCATCGAGTCCAATCGCAAGATAGCGGAAAGCATCAGAGCCGTGGCTTGACCAATCGTGCAAAGGTCGGTCGTAAAAGACTTTTCTCTTTTCGTCAAACTCTCGGCGGTAGTTTCTCAGGCAGTCAAGTCCTTGTTTCACAGCAGGGACATTGAACCAACACCTCGGTAGAAGGCGGCGAACAGCCTGAATCCCGTCATCTACGCTCATCCTTGAGGCGATGCGGACATTTAACCCTGCTTCCTGAAGAACCTCTAAACGGCTCTTTCCAGACCCTAATTCCCTGACCTGCACATCATGGGGAAGGATATGCTCGGCACTCGCCCAATTGTTATCCCGCAACCAAGAAACATATTTATCCAGACCAACCCCGTTGTTTTCGTAGTAGTCAACTAATCGAATCTCTGAACCAGCTATTTGCGCCACCCAGATAGCCGTTGAGTCACCCATACCCAAATCCCATGCGGTAATCGTACGGCACAGGTCATCCCTTGGGATTTCCTGAATGTGATTCTTTGTCTCTAGGTCGTTCAGTATCTGTCCGTAATAAGACCCCTCTACGGCGGCGTTAAACGAACACTCAAACTCTTGGAGATACTTATCTTCTCCCATCTCGGACTTGGCAGCGTCTAATTCTGTCTGGGCAATCACGCCTGTTTGACTAGCCTTGAACTCCAGAAGTCCCCAACCATCCTCTGTTTCTGCCCTGTCTCTCAGGTCTTTGAAATGATTGTGTCCCTTCGGTGTTCCGATAAACAAACACCACCCCATGCGGTCAGACAAGGCGGGTCGGATAATATCTGTCCAGATTACGGGGTTTTGGTCGCCAATCTCGTCTAGGCAACACCCGTCAAAGTATTGACCTCGCAAGCTGTCTGGATTGTCTGAGCCGTAGAGTTGGATTCGCCTTCCCCAGAAGTCAATCCGTAGTTCAGCAATGTTTGGGGTTGCTCCGAGTGGGATTGTGTATTTGAGAAGATAATCCCAAGCAACCCGCTTGGCTTGTCCGTAGGTTGGGGCAATATAAGCATATCTAGGGTTTTCCTTTTCGTTCAGGATAGCCGATTTAATGATGTGGTTCAAAGCCGCAACAGTTTTACCAAAGCGTCTATGAGCCACAACGACCGAAAATCGCTGTTTTTCCAGTAATTCATGCACCTTTAACTGGTGTTCCCGAGGCGCATACGGGATGGTTATTGTGCCCATTGGACTTTAATCGCCCCACCTTCAGCGCCAGTAATCTCATGGGTTTGGGTTTCTTTCCACCTTGCCCGAGTCTTTAACCAAAAGATTGCCGCTGCGGTGTTCCCGTTCTTAGCCTGTTGGAATAGCGTTTGCCCAATGCTGGCGTTAGCGTCAATCCTGCCGTTGTCTAAGTCCTCTTTGTAGTGCTTAACCAAGGTATCTGCGCTAATCCCTATCTTCATGGCTATATCTTCGTGCGGGATTCCAACTGCCGAGAGTGTTCGGCATAGCACTTTGTTGGCATCTGTGACCTTATGGGCTGGTCTCCCCATCTTTTTAGGCATTTTCTAACTCCGAAAATGTAATCAATTCGGCTTTTTTACCCGTGAAATCTTCCCAACGCTTGACGATTACATCGCAGTATTTGGGGTCTAATTCAATCAGTCTAGCATGGCGGTTTGTTTTCTCGCAAGCAATAAGTGTGCTGCCACTTCCACCAAAGAAATCAAGAACAATGCTTTGTGTGTTTGAGGAAATATAAATTTCATTCTCAAGCAATGCAACTGGCTTCATTGTTGGATGCAAGCCTTTTTCTCGACCATATTCCAAGCATCTTGAATAATTTACGCCTTTTATGCCATTGTTCCAGATTGCTGACTTTCTAAACAACAACAAATATTCAATGTCTGGCCTATGACTGTCACCAATTGGAATGGCATTGGGCTTTTTCCAAATTAACACATTGAACGATATTTTGTTGTCTCTTGCCCATACCAAATAATCTGGCAACAAATCTTTATTGCAAAAAATATAGGCGTTGAATTTGTTTGATTGAAACACTAATGGCAAAGTGTTTAAGAACTCTGCTGGCTCAAAATTAGCAATAAACTCTATTGAACTTGCTTGTTTTCTTAGACTTTTGCCTATTTCACCTTTGAACCCGCCCTGAGTTTCAATTGAATATGGTGGGTCTGTTAAAACTAAATCGGCCTTTTGGCCTTTCATTAGCTTGTCAATAGCGTCAATGCTTGTGGAGTCTCCGCACATCAGGCGGTGGTTACCAAGTTGGTAAATATCCCCCAATTTGGTCTTTGGTTCTTCAGGAACATCAGGAACGGCATCCTCATCGGTCAAGCCTTCCACCACTTCAGGCTCAAGCAGGGCGTTTAGCTCTTTTGGGTCAAATCCAAGGATTTCTAAAGCAAATCCGTCTGCCATCAGGTCGTTCAGCTCAATCGTAAGCATTTCATTGTCCCACCCTGCGTTAAGCGCCAGGCGGTTGTCGGCAATGATGTAAGCCTTCTTTTGGGTTTCTGTCAGCCCGACCAACTCAATCGTTGGGACTTCTTCATGCCCTAACTTTCTGGCAGCGGCTAACCTTCCGTGGCCAGCAATAATGC